AGCCGAAAGAAGTGATAGACGTACCTGCTAGCGTTTCAACGCCAATAGGGAGTCTAACCGGGCTCCTAGGAGTGATGCTCATGTCATTCACTGACCCGCTCTCAGTCGTCATTTCGGGTACCACTACGCCGCTCCCACGCGTAAGCGTTGGGGACGATCGCAGTGAGTACGCGAGTGGCGACGGACTCATCCTCTTGACCGCCTCCCATGACTATGGGAAGCGGACGAGGAGAGTCCTGCGGATCGACACTTCGAAGTTGGCAGCGGACCCTTTCAAGCCCGCTGAGAATGTCAGAGTGTCCATGTCAAACTACATGGTCTTTGACCTTCCGCCTGCCGGGTATAACCCGGCCGAGGCCCTTGCGGTTTACACAGGATTCAAAACCCTGTTTACCGCGACTTCGGACGCGATGATCGTTAAGCTCCTTGGCGGCGAGTCATAGAGCGGGAAGAACTCGAACCGGCTAAAACCGGGGAGAGTCACCCGCCTCTTGGCTTGCATGCCTTTGAGCTTACTTCACCGTGTCACCGGATAGTACTGGCCCTCGAGAAGAGTCCCGACCAAATCGGGACTGGACTCCGGGTCAGATGCGTTCTCCAAGAAGACATTCGTCTCCTGGGCGACGCGGTACTGATCACGATCCGCATACTACCTTCACTAAGAAATTCTTAGTGATTGCAGTTGCGGTGATCAATGCCATTTATCTGGTAAGTGAACTCTTCTTAGGCTTGCATCATGTATGCTAGCCGAAGAGTTGTGAACTCAACTTTGATGGGTAGGGACCTATCAAGGCATTGGAAAGTTTCGTACTTTCTTTTGCCTGATTGGCCCTACTTCATCTCAGTTTGAGCTAGACGACAGAGCTAGGGATAGCCACCTCTAATAAGGAGGGACTATGAAAAGCCTGACGTCACTCTGGTCCTGCATCGCACAAGAAATGGCGATGCGATGTTGCACTAGCGCCACTCTCGACATAAAAACTGTCGAGAGTCGGGTTGAACACGAGGGGTTATCGTTTTTAGCGATAACCCTGGCAGACTATGGAAAAGCCATCCAAAAATGGCTGGACCAAGGTCATGTCGCCCCTTGGGACGCTCCGGGCTTTAAAAAGGCTCCGGGTCGTCTTACTGGTCTCCCTGCATTTCTGCAAGGTTTCCTTGGGCGTGTGTTCGACCCTAGTAGTGGCACGCTATTGAATGAACCTGACATCGAAGCAATCTATGCTTTGCGTCAACTAACGTTGATGTTTAGCAAGATAGCCCTCTCGGAATCCTCCAGAAATGGTAGGACTCAACAGGTGGTAACACCTGTCCGCGAAAGGCTAGCGATGTCAGAGTATGTTCAATGTGAGCAGGAGGTTAAGTTCTCGGACTCGATATTGGATCCAGACAATTTGTCTCGGTTCAAACGTGTCTCGAGAGTGCTTTATGGCGAGATGTTTGATTGGCTTGAGGAAACTCTTGCCACCAACCATCTGGTGCCGAAGCACGGCCCAGGCGCTGTTGCTGACCGGCTTAGCAGTAATGCTAAGTGGGATCAGCAATCCTGGACCACCCGTCTTCAAAAGGTTTTCCCTTTTGAGGACTATTCTGCAGTGAACCGAAATTACGTTTCGGATCACTCTGAGCACTGTTTCAGTGCTTCTGCGACGATGTACTGTTATAGTACTCAGTCGGCAGAGTATAACCTCCTCGAACCCGGCGCCGAGATACCCGTTAGGGTTATCACGGTACCTAAGACGCTCAAAGCACCCCGAATCATTGCGATTGAGCCAACCTGTATGCAATATATGCAGCAGGCGCTCTTTCGCTTGATTCATGATGGCTTGAAGAGGTTTTACCCCCTCTCTGCCATGATCGGAATCGATGATCAGGAGCCCAACAGGGCTCTTGCTCGCGATGGATCCCTCAGCGGGGATCTTGCCACACTCGATCTGAGTGAGGCTTCCGATCGTGTTTCGAATCAGCATGTACTTGCCTTGTTTGCTGATCATCCTCTTTTGCTAGAGGCTGTTCAAGCGACAAGGTCAAGGAAGGCTGACGTACCTGGTCACGGAGTTATCCGTTTGGCCAAGTTCGCGTCTATGGGTTCAGCTCTCTGCTTCCCGATTGAGGCGATGGTCTTCTTGACCGTCATCTTTAGCGGGATAGAAAGAGAACTTAGCGTTCCGCTTTCTTCTGTAAGGGATGTCACTCCTTACAGTAGCAGGGTGCGTGTCTTTGGGGACGATTTGATCGTACCCAGAGACTATGTGCTGTCCGTCGTTGATGAACTCTATACTTTTGGGCATAGAGTTAACATCAGCAAGTCCTACTGGACCGGAAGGTTCAGGGAATCTTGCGGACGGGAGTATTATGATGGACATGACGTTAGTATCGTCAAGGTCCGTCAGAATCTTCCGACACGACGGCAGGACGCAGCTGGAGTTATCTCAGCTGTATCTCTCAGAAACCAGCTTTATTGGGCTGGTCTCTGGCAGGCGGCTGGGTGGATGGATAACTACTTGGAAGACCTGTTAAGGTTCTTTCCAAATGTTGCTCCAACCTCTCCAGTGCTTGGCAGGGAGTCAGTGCTGGGTTATCAGTTCCAGTCACTGGATCCTCTCACTCACAGCCCCTTGGTTAAGGGCTATTATGTGAGTGCCGAATCTCCTCGAGATCATCTCGAGGGGAGCGGTGCCCTGCTCAAGTGCCTCTTGCGGAATACACTACCAGAGTATGGGATTATTCCCAGGTCTGGTGGCAAACCGCGAATCGGTGTTGCGAGCATCGATGATGAGCACTTGGAGCGTTCTGGACGCCCCGAGCACGTCAACATCAAGCTCGGGAGGAGGTCACCCTTTTAGGGGGTGGCCGGGGGCGTAGAAACCCCTGTGGGAGATCGAAGTTGATCTACCTCCTCTCCAAGGACCAACTTTCAGGTTAGTCC